ATAAATTAACACAGCATCAAATGATGTTGATAAAGTTACACCAGAGAATACGATTGAAGCTGAAGGTGTGAAGAAAGCAGTAGTACCAGCATTGCTTGGTGCAGTTGCAGTAGCTACAGTAACACCACCGGCTGTATAACCTGTACCAGTAACTTCACCAGTAGAAGTATAAGCAGTAGTTGTAGCACCAAGTGAAGCAGATGCTAGGTAAAGTGCCGCTTTAAATGTATCTGCAGTAGTAGTAGCACGAACCACTGATGGACCAAATGCGTGTAAGCCATTAAGAATATCTTGTTTGAAAGTTGTTGCCATTGCTTGGGTATTAGCCATTAAAATTCTCCTATTACGGTATCTGTAAATGCTGCGGGTTGTTTAAGTATTAAATGAACATCACGTCTGACAAGTTCATCATCTAAATGATATTCAGTCCAATTTGAAATTTCATTTTCAGATTCATCAGATCCTTCTGTTTTGACCAATAAAGATTCTTCAAGGTCGCCTTTAGTTGTAAAAATTAAACTCATATTATTCCTCATTATTAAAATAGTAAACTTACTCTATATTTATATTGTTAAGCATTTTGTAAAGCAAGATTGTGTCTACTTGATAATATCCTACTCCATGATGTTAGCGAACCGACTTGTTTTGGACTAGAATAGCTAGTAATATTTCCTAGTCCTAGTTGACCAGAATCATTTTGTCCCCAAGCAAGCAGCCGCTATTGGAAATCCTACTTCAGTGATAAAGTTTAGAAAGTCCATAGCTTTTCAAGATTAAGCTGAAGGAGCAGATTGAGCATTAACTAATACCCATGAAGTAGTAGGTTCACCCCAATAGTAATAATTGCCATCTTGAGGATAAGGAACTGGAGGTTGCCAGCTCATAGTAGCTAAGTCACCTACCCAAGAAGGATATGGTTTTCTAGCTTGATGTTCTGCTTGTTTATCTGCATTAAACTCTGCTTCGGTAAGCACTTTAACTACTCCTGTTAGAGAAGTATCAGCGTCATCATCACAAGTACCATAGTATAAAGGAGTTTCTAAATAAGTTCCTTCTGAACTTGTATCTATTGGATAGATACTTTCATTAGCAAAGTTAAATTGAAAACCTTTTACATCTGGTAAAACTGGTCCAGTTTTCATTGGTTCTTGTGTGCAAAGTATTTTAGTATTTGCATCAATGTTTGTTAGTTGTATATACATAGATTGTCCTTTATATCGCTATTCTTCTTACTGCTCTAGTTGGGCGAGCATGAGTAAATTTATTATCATTATGCCACCAAACTGTGTACATATAAACTGCTTCATAACTATTCGAATTTGCTTCTGTACTTGTTAAAGTAAAATCATCATTGTAAGCCTCTATACCACCAGATTTAAATATTGTTGGCGAAGTATTTATCCAAGATTGTGGATACGAAGTCGACCATACATAAGCAGTATCTATAGGTTCTGGTGCTACGGCATATGGGTTTTTACCTGTAACTCCATCATAAGGGGCAGGAGAATTTTCAACACCTGTTCTTAAATACCACCAGATTACTTCTACTTCTAGTTTAGCCGGTAAGTACCAATCAGTATAACCACCAATAGTTAATCCTTCGCAGAAAGTGGCACCTTCATAAGAGCTTCCTAAAGCAGCTAAAGATGCGCTATTAGCAGGTCCATTTATCTGAGAAACAATACCTGTAGTCACTCCAGTTGGACCCCATTTTTTACTTGCAAAACCAGTAGCTCTAGGTGCAACAATAAGCGCATGGGTTGCGATGCCATTAGCTGTAGTAGAAATTTTACCTGCGTAGAATCCACCACCATAAGATTGTCCGATAAGCGGACCTCCGCTAATGGATGCACTTGTATTACTTGGCGCACTATTACCTATCAAATTTGTAGCTACTACAGTAAATGTAGTATCTCTAAATGCTTGAATATTAACATTTATAGAACCACTACCTCTTTGAGTTACACTTCCTGTTTCTCCAAAAGAACTTGTAGCTGTATAACTTATAATAATGGCATTTCCGTCAAAACTTGGTGCTGTAAAATTAATAGTTGCAGTAATATTATTTACAGTAACACTAGTAATAGTAGGAGCATTTGGTTCTTGTTGAACAAAAGGAGAATTATAAATTCTACGAATAGCTCTGACTGAACCACCGTTCCAAGTTTTACCGTAAGAGTTAACAAATCCTGTAAGAAAACTTAAAAGCATATCATTAGTGCTATCTAATTCTGTTGATGTGCGGTAATAATGTTGTGGAGAAATTGTAAACGCATTAGTTTCACCATCTCTAAACCCAATACCTGCAATCGTCTGAGCAGGTGAAGTAGGAGTGTGATTTGTACTAATAGGTTCTGGTGCAATAGCATAAGCATTACTTCCAGACCGAATATCATTATTATCTGCTGTCGGTTTTAAGAAATAATAGCAAACCTCAAGCTCATCTCTAGCCGGTAAATACCAATCGCTATAACCACCAATAGTCAAGTTCTCACAGAATGTAGCAGCAGGATAAGTAGCTCCTAATGCAGCCAGTCCCGCTGAGTTTACTGGTCCATTAATTGTTGAAGTAAATCCAGTTGTTACTCCACTTGGACCCCATGTGGTATTACCAACATTTCCAGTAGCTTTAGGTGCAACAACTAAATTGTAGATTGTACCCGAATCATTAATCTGACCAGCATAAAAACCACCTCCATACGCTTGACCTATTGTTGGTTGAATACTTGGCGTCACACTATTACTAGCAGCGGACGGCAGACTTGTACCTACTGAGTTTGTCGCGGTTACTGTAAAAGTATAAGCTGTTCCGTTAGTTAATCCTGTTATTGTAATTGGGCTAGAAGAACCTGTGGCGGTTATATTACTAGGAGAGCTTGTTACGGTGTAACTAGTAATAGGTTGTCCTCCTGTATCTGAAGGTGGTGTAAAAGAAACTATTGCTGAAGCGTTATCTTTTATGGCTGTTCCAATAGTCGGTGCAGAAGGTACACCAATTCCTTTAGCCCAAAGACCACCTTGCTTTTGTTGCAGTTGACTATTTAAACCCCAAGCACCATTAGCTTTCCCAGTGTAATCCGTACCACTAGAAGTAGTTGCTGCTGCTACAACAAAATTACCTTTCCAACGATTAACCATTAGAAAGTCTCCTTATGAAATGTCTTCATAACTTATAGTGTAAGTGATTTTACTAGCTGTTCCCGAAGTTACAGTAATAGATGTACCTTCTTCCAGATAAATAGAAGTAGATTTATCAACTACATTCAGAGTTGCACCTGCCGGAACAGACACTAGATAAATTAATGGATATGCAGTACCGCCACTAGGAGCAGAACCTTGAGCTACTGCACCGTTACTATAATTTGATATAGTGGCGTTAATACTATTTGTCCCGTCAACATTAGCTGCTAAAATTTGATTTACTTTATATACTTTACCGCTACCACTGGGGTTTGTCAATAATACGACCGCAGTTGTAACCGCGGGTGTTAGATATGTAGTCTTACCATACATTGCTGTAATGTTTATTATATTTGGATTTGCCATATATTACCCCCCAAAGGCGATGGACATTGCTATTGATTTTCCTAGTGAGACTCCACTCGATGAGATGTCACCAGATCCTAATAATGATACACCGTTAATAGTTTTGATATTTGTACCCGAAACTAGTGCATTCTGTTTAGTACCAAGTTCAGTATTCAGATTCGATAAGTTATCGTCTGCTTCTTGATTTGTAAGAGGTGAACCCTTAACATTTCTTAGGGTTAGTGTTGCCATTGTTCATATCCTTATAAAGTATCTATACGACTATTTATAAAGAATTTCGCTTGATGTTCTCGATATAGTTATTCATAAAATGATTATCAAGTAAATTCAGTTTTCCCTTCTTGATTCCAAACCAGAATCCTTTTACACGGTCTTTTATTCTTTGCCAACTATTGAAGGTTCTTACGTCACCATAGTGATCAAAGTACATCAATTTGCCATGATGCTTATAAGGAAAGATTGGATTACGAGTAACAATATCAGTATTATTAACAAACCGATAATGTTCTATGTTAAGACTATTCAAGAATCTAATGTAGGTAAGATTACCGACTCTAGGAGAACCAAAGGTATACAGTGTTGGATTAGGCATACCTTCTGTTCGATGACATCTTGCCGCCATAAGAGTAGCCATTGCAGCACCTAATGAATGTCCAGTAAGATACACTCTACGATTAGGATATTTCTTTAAAAGTTTGACTATATCGTCCCAGATATGGTCAACGGATGCTTTGAATCCTTTATGGACTTTACCAATACCAGAACTACTAGGCACAAGTTTGAATCTAATATCAGCAACTATGTCTTGCCACTCGGTAACTTGAGTGCCTCGGCAAACTATAATGATAGTGTCTATATTGAATAGGAAATAGGCTTGAGAACCTTTCTTATCGATTAGAATGTTTTGATAACCAGGGAAGTCCTGGTTATCGTTATAAGCAAGATTGCTAAATTGTGCTAGTATTAGTGGTGTTGTCATGTTATTGTACCGTTTGCTCAACCCAAGATACAGACGGTTCATCCCAGTAATAGATTTTACCGTCTTGTGGATAAGGTACAGGTGATTGCCATAAACAAGATTCTATATCTAACGTCCAAGATAAATAAGGTTGCGGTGCATAAAAAGCATCTAACCCCTCATTGTATATATACCCAACACCTGCATAATTTTTTCGTAGTGGTGTATTATTTGGATGCTTTCCACCGTGAGTGTTGTATGATGTTTGAATCCAACCGTCACCAAATAGTTTAGAATCAATCACGATTTGCTCTGCAACAATTACTTGCGTGACGATTCCATTTTCTACTTTTGCAAAATGACTCATAAGTAACCTTTAGAATGTAATTGAACCAGATGATGTAAATTTATAAATGCGATATCCACCCGTAACTGTAATAGTTGGTGAGCCAGTTGTTGACGATGCCGCGCTGTAACTGTCTGGATAACGAATAATAACCACACCAGAACCACCAGCACCACCTACTTGTGGACTTGATCCACCGCCACCGCCACCGCCTGTATTTGCCGTACCCGAAGTTGCAGGTATAGAATCATTTGCGCCATTACCGCCACCACCATTTCCGCCTACGCTAGGGTCGTAACTACCTCCCCCTCCACCAGCGTAAAACACAGAAGTACCAGTAATAGACGATGCTAAACCTACACCACCACCGCCTCCTCCACCATCACCATAGGCGGCTCCGCCAGTAGCACCTGCACCGCCACCGCCAGCACCGCCAAGTCCAGTAATTTTTGTACGGCCAGCACTACCCTGGCCTGATGTAGCAGCCCCTCCTGCGGCTGAACCATTACCGCCAGCACCACCTCCAGAACCGCCAGCACCACCGGCAACTGCTCCGACACTTGTTCCTGCACCGTAACCACCACCCGTAGCCGTAAGGCTAAAAAATACCGAATTACTACCAGCAACTCCTACACTACCGCTACCAACTGTACCAGCGGCTCCGCCAGCACCAACAGTTACTGTGTAAGAAGTTCCAGCCTCAAGTGGAAAACTACTACCACTGAGCAAGCCACCAGCACCACCACCACCGGAATAATAACGACCACCGCCACCGCCACCAGCAACAATTAAATAATCAATAATAGACGTTGGTTTAATATAAGTTCCGCCAGTTAACATTTGAAGAATCCCACTCATTAGGTCAACCCCGCACCAGAAATAATCCAAGTTATCGATGTCATTTTAAGTGCTGTTGCTGTACCGTATTGCGCAAGTGAACGCGTACCTGTTGTTCCTGTGCCAGCTAAATACATCGTGTCAGTTGTGATTGCAATACTAACGACTTGAGATGTCATGTTAACAAACGAAATTGCTGTACCGATTGGATACGCTACTGAGCTATTGGCAGGGATAGTAAATGTCCGAGCATTAGCATCAGTTGATGGGTGGAAAATATGCTTTCCAGCATCAGCAGCAACAAGTGTGTAGGCGGCAGATTGGCTGTTTTGAGGGATGTTAATATAGCCAACGCCATTTGTTCCATCAACCGTACAAGATGACAGCGTACCGCTTGTTGGAGTGCCTAATGCTCCACTTGGTGCAAGATAATCAGTTCCAGGAACTGCTAATGTTAAAGCATTTGTTCCATTTCCTTTTAGTAATCCAGTTAATGTTGTTGATCCAGTGCCACCGTTAGCAACCTGTAGTGGATTAGTACCACCGCCTGCTCTTATAATATTTGAAAGACTTTTTGCCATTTCTTATTTCCTTATGGTTGAGTTGGCCAAACTATAGTAAAAGGAAATCCTTCTTGGCTAGTGATATCCCTTAATTCTTGTCTATATATCGACCAAGCATCTTTATCAACTGGAGCATCCAATACTTGAGTCCAATCAGTATCCTTCAATAACTGGTTTCTTGTGTTTCTTACAGAAGTACCTTGTTGGGTATCAATTCGTGCTTTGTATTCAGTTTCTTGTTCAATAGCAGTTTGGTTTTCATTATCAGTAAAGACTGGTCCTAGAACATAATTTGTAAAATATTTTCCATTTACCTCTTTAACACCATTACGGAACGAATATTGATAAGGCGTAGTCGTAGTAGCTTGTTCACCTTCAAAAACTGGAGAAGCACCAAAATCTGCTAGGATATCTTCAGTAATGATTGGAGGGAAACTAGTGTTAGCATTAAGGTTTCTGAATTCCTGTTCAGAAACCACTTGTAGTGTTTTTGTAAAGATAATTTCCATTTTGTTTCCTAAGAAATTGCTAAGAAGATGTAGGATACTCCAGAAGCATTTGCTGAAGCAGTTGTTTGGTTTACCGTAAATCCAGGCGCATAAGGATCTAACCAATCTTCATCGGTAACTTCAGCCGCTGTTGAATTAAGAGATAATCTTGGATCATTTCCAGATACGATTCCTCTAGCAGTATCGGCCACTAACCAGTCACCAGTAGTTGAGGTAGCTTTTACCAAGACGAACCTTGCCCCAGCCGCAAATGCACATTCGATATTTTGACTTGTTCCGTTACCTGTGTAGGAACCAACCTTGCTTATTCCAGCTAGTGTGGCGAATAGGTAGGCAACGTAATTAGAACCCGAATTTGCCAGATAACTAGAAAAAGTCACAGAAGTGGCTGTTCTATTATATATGTAATCGACACCAGTGCTAAGAACAGCTCCGGTGGTATTTAAACGTACAACATCTTGATTTGGATTAGGTAAATATGCACTTGCTACTTCCCAAGCATCCGCTGCACTTCTATTTTTTTGTATAATCAACTCTGGCGCAACAGTCAAGTTATGCGCAACCGTTCTAGCAACTCCAGTTCCTGTATAACAAACCACATCCATGAATCCAGGAGCACGTTTGAACATCCACCCTCTATCTATAGAACTTGTCAACGTTGACCCACCAAAACCGTTTTGAAAATCGAACGTTGCATCATTAGATGCAGCCTCAGCTTCAGTAGTGTTAAACTTCAATTGGCTTTTTCCACATAGTCTGTTTGAAACATACCAAGGCGTAACAGATGTAGTGCGTTTATAAAACCCTAAATCAACTGGGAAATTACCTTTGTATGTTGGTGGAGTTGGCGAAGAAGATCCTGATGTATCAGTCGCATAAACCTGCGTCCCCGTTGTAGGTGGCTTGTTTGGGCGACGGATTGCCATGTAGATGTAGGTTTTAGATGGTGATAGCCCACCGCTCCCCTCCGTTGAAAACCCTGTATTCGTAAGACACATATCCCCTTCGCCGCCTTCAGCATTGGAAGAATTTGCAGCAAGTCCTTTTGACGATGTATTGGGTTTTACAAAAAAACCTCTCATAGTATCTCGCATTTGCCAGCCACCGATACCACTAGCATTTTTAAACATTAAGTATTGCGGTTCCCACCCCAAATTCACAGACGCATTACCAATGCTATCCGCAGTAAACGACCCACACTGAATAATCCCAGTTGATGACGTGTCGTCAGCGAATAGGTAGGCAATATAGGTTGCACCATTAGTGTTTACCTGAGCGTTTGCGCCGATAGAAAAGGTATTAGTAGTAGGAGCAGTTCGATTCCAATAATCTGAAATTCCGTCGGCTGCATTTGTAAGATTTAACCAAATATGAAAATCTTTTCCTTCGTAACCTTGCTCAACGCCAAGTTGCCTGTGATATACAGACCAATTTGATGTTGAATCTGTACGCTTAACAATTATCATTCCAGGAGCAACACCAAGATTATGCGCAATAGTTCTATTTGCTGCATTCCCTGTCCAAGTCACCACATCAAAAAACTTCGCGGCTTTGCGGAATGTCCATGAGGCGTAGTTTCTACCAGTGCCATTAGTGTCTGGGTCAACATTAGCGGTAAAGCCATTTGAATTATACGCATACATACCGTTAGCAGAGTTTACCGCAGCAGCATCCACTGCGTTTGAAGCTAAAGAGCTTCCTGTTCCTCTAATAGTATCGTTTAATGAATGGTATCTTGTATCTGTTCGGCTTTTACACCAAACCATCCCACCAGAACTGTTAATAGCCGAATAATTTATTGCTGCAGTTGTTGATAGAGTACCTACTGGATTATTAATAGTAAGATTTGCAGTTCCGACAACTATTGCACTTGCAGCACCATAAGTAGTTGACCCATCAGTAACATAATTAGCTATAGCACCATATGCAGTTGAATCGACCCAGTTGCCAGTAGTTAGTCCAATAGTTCCTACAGATGTAGTTGCAGAATCTCGTGGATTATCTTTATCTAATGTAATAATTTCTGTAGTGTTTTTTACTTCATCATAGCAGGTTATTATGAGATTATTACCACTTATTACCATACCTATGACTGCATCCGTACCAGTATGATCCAGTGTTCTTGACCATATTAGAGTACCGCTTGAATTCAACTTAAATATGTAATTTAGTCCATTTTCAGTATAATTATACGATGAAACGTATATATTATCAGATGAGTCTAAACATGAGGTATAATACTTATATGATGCTGACCGTAAAGAATTATAACCAGCTCTACCAAAAACTGTAGCACCACTTGAATTTAATTTAATTATATGACTAGCTTGTGAATTGTTGGAATTCATACTAGTTGCTAATATTTGAAGAATAATATTAGAACTAGAATCAATCAAAATATTTTTAACTCTAGTAGTTCCTGGATCAAAATTCTGCAATGTATAATAAATTAATTTTGACCATGCTAATGTACCATCAGAACTTGCTATTTTTATTATAATGGTAGCATTAGTCACTCCATCTGAAGATGTAGTACTAACTATTATTGAACTTGTTAATGAATCATAAGCAATATTAACATCCATAGTAGTATATCTATCTAATTTTTTACTCCAAGATTGCACACCACTAGATGTTAATTTTGTAATTTGAACATACCCGCTCCCCTCTGCATCGCCGGCAGTTGATGCGACATATACTTGATTAGATTCATCAATTGTTAGTTTTGAACGCGTAGCAGGATAATTTGGATTGTTAGTTTTTATATACGTTTGCCACAGCAAGGTGCCGGAAAGATCAAATTTACATACAAATGTATACCACGTAGAAGATGATACAGTTCCACCACAAACATACACACCTGTAGAGTCTACTTTAATAGAAGTTGTTCCAACATAATCATGTGGACCAAAATCTACTTCTCGTATAGTTTTACTCCAGACTACAGATCCTCCTGATACTTTAACAATAAAAGGACGACCGTATGTGCTTTCTATTACATATCCGCCAAGATAGGTATCTGATCCATATATTGCAGAACATGAAATGTTAGCAGAACCTGTAGTTGATACGACTTGTGAACTGAAACCTGTTGTACTTGCTAATGAAATCCCATTATTGATTGTCTGTGTCGAACCGTTGCCAGTGTACAAATATGTACTAAAGACATCATCTGAGTATAGTTGTCCTTCCTCATCCGATCTATTTGCTGCTAATGTAAACATAATTTAACCCACGTTCAATTTAATGCCAGTATTAACCAAATAGAAATTGGTTCCGTCTGTACTTGCTACAACAAAAGTAAATACATCAATCTTGCCACTTGTTCCAGTTAAAGTTGGAGCAGTAGCCGCCGTCCATTTCATATTAGCATTCCATGATATTGTACTGCCACCATTATACCGTACAATTGCTTCATATTGATTACCAACCAAATTACTTAAAGTTCCAGTCAAATTGAATGTAGTAATATTAGCATTCAGATTGATTCTGAAAATCTGATTAGTGGTCAAATCCCATGTAACTGCATTAGTTGATGGGGCAGTTTCTGCTGAAGTAGAAGGAGTTTGAGGTTTTGTAAAGGTCGTAGCAGTTCCTGGAGCAACATAATCTGTGCCAGCAGTCGCATTAGTAAGAGTATTACCAGTTCCTTTGGTTAGTCCTGTTAATGTAACTGATGTTGATACATTACCTAATGAACCTACAGGCGTTTCTAATAATTTCCAGTTAGTGTCGGTAGAACTATAAACGAATGAGACGTAAGTACCATTCATGTCTAAAATTAATGATGTGTCACTTTCGATTGTAGTAGTACCACCACGATTGATGGTCAAATTAGCAGTATTAAAGTTTCCAGTAATATCAACTACACCAATAATATCACCATCAGTTGGCGATGTTGGGAATGTTATAGAGAATGCACCAGAAGTAGTATTACATCTTACTAAATCATTTGATGTTGCAGTATAGCCATTAGCAGTTTTAATAGTAGTAGGAGTTAAACCGCCACCAATAGAACCCCATTTAGAACCATTATAACCTTCAAAAGTAGTAAGATCGCTATTGAATCTTAAATAACCTGCGGCAGGAGTTCCTGGTCGAGCACCAGTTCCACCAGTAGGAATACCTAAACTTGGAGCAGTAATATCAAGGCTAGATGTTGAAAATACTCCACCTCTATTGATATAAAGTGCATAATTGGTAGCACCACCAGTAGCATCGCCATATAGACCAATATTCATACCACCAGAATGGGTATCGTTAGCATAACCACGAACACCAATAGCAGAACCAGTGTCAGTAGTTGCTGATACATGACCTTCACCAACTACACCTCCGGATCTTGCTGCTCCAGCCGCATAACCTTTACCATAAACGCCAACTCCAATGTTACTGAATGTGCCTGTTCCAGAAACAGTTCCAGTATTAGCAAGAGATACAGTTATTGTAGTACTGACGATATTAGTAACAGTAGCGTTAGGAGCAATACCAGTGCCTGATACTAATTGGCCAATTAAAATGCCAGTAGCAGAACCTACAATAATAGATGTAGCGCCAGAAGTGCCACTAATAGTAGTAGTTAAAGAACTTCCTGTTCCTTCAGATACTAAACCGGCCTTATGAGGTTCATTTTGTTGGATGCCTACAGCAGTATTACTAATAACAGCTAGGGCATTAGGAAACCGAGTATTATTGGCTCCTGTTCCAAGATATAAAGAAGTACCGCCAGTTTTATCTAGTTTGCCCGAATCGAGTGTAGTAAAGTTGCCATCAACTTCGGAGATTGTTAAAGGTGAACCTTTAACGCTTCTTAGAACGATTGCCATTGAATTTCCTTATTTGTTTGAATAATTAGTATTATTTATTAACAGTTGAAGCATCTGTTTGATATCAGACATCTCATTTTTCAAGACTGAGATGTCCTCGGCATTCTTCATAACCATTCTAGCAGCATCCCTTTTGGATTGATGTTCACGCAATTTGCTATTATTAACTGTCAATAGTGCTTTAGAGTGAACATCTCGTACTAGGTCTTTAGTATCATCTAGTTCCATCAAATCCATATCAATCGTCCAGTGCCATTACTCTCAAATCTCTAATTTTAGGAACCACAACTGTGTTGGCTGATAGCATAACAATCTTAATTGAGAACTGATTGAATCTTTGTTTATTTGGTAATGCATATCTTACGCCAGGAAGAATATTGTCACCATAGTCACATATAAATTTATGTTCAACAAAAGAACCAGCATAATTGGCATCACGTTCCGAAAGAACCATTTCGTGATATGGAGATTCTTCAAGTGTAGTATTACCATCAACGAATGCAGCTTTGTAGTAAACTTTAACAGTAGAACCAATAGGAGTATAAGCATTAAATCTTACTACAATATCAGTCGATTCGAACCCATCAGCAAGAACTACCTTTCTTGTCATGTATCTTGATAATGCAGTACCTCCAGCAGGAAGAAGTTCAGTGTCACCATTGTTAGTTTCACCCACGTATCTTAATAATGCCGTTCCATTCAATATATCACCACCAACAAATACTGGTGCGGCAGTTGATGTAGTTCCTGAAGTAATAACAAGATACATTCTATAAGTTGTTCCAACAAGAACTTTTATATAATCGCCAGAAGTAACATCAGTATTAGCAACAAAATCTGGAGCAATAGTATCAGCATTGATTAAATTTCTAACCAAAACATTTGATAATCTAGTAAGGTCAATAATTGGTGATAGTTTAGAATCATTTGTACTCAATTCAATTTTAGAGTAGATATCCTTAACATTAGAATCCAATACCTTTCTTGATTCCATTTCGTAGTTTGAACCTATCATAATTTCTTTGAAATCTGTATCAAGAACACCTGATGAATTGGTACCTTTATAGTAATGTTTTGCTTCAGAATTCTTAAATAATACATTCTCACCTTGAGCAAAATATACATCATAAGGAACTTCTGTATCTTGCCATCTTGTTGCTGTTGCTATAAACTGCAATGAAATTGTACCATTAGTAACAGTACCGGTAGTATGAGTTGGTGCACTAGCTCCAGAAGTCCCTGAGTTCATGACTTGATAAACTCTATCAGTATTAGTCGAAGACTGCACTCTAATATAATCATTAATATTATAATGAGTAACTGCTTGGAACGTATTATAAGCTAAAGAATAGTTATTAACTGGTTTATCTGATTTGAATGCAACTGTTCCAGAAGCACTAAAATCTGCACGGTTAATCACAAAACACATATCTTGGTATGGAGATGGCAACCAAGTCTGACTGTTAGAACTCTTGAATAAGTCACCAGTATAAGGAATTTCAGCAATTCTGGAATCCAAATCACTTAATCTAAATCCACCAACAGTAGAAGTAAAGATAGAGTAATCTTTTGATGCTGATATAACAACAATGGCATAAGTTCCTGGTGTCAAATAGATTGGAGAATCAAATTTGAACTTTGTATAAGAACTGCTATCAGTAGCATCAGGATAAGATGTAAGATTAACTGAATCTGGAGTTAGACTTGAAATTGCAAACGGTACGATTTCAGATGAACTTGGAAATCCATTTATTACAGGTCTAATTTGGACAGTAATATCTTCTGTTGTCGATTTCTGTTTGAAGAATAAGTCTACAGAAGAAACAAAGTAACCGTCAGGATGATTAGACGAATCTATAAAGAATGTTTGAGCTAATGGATCATCTTGAACAATACTAGATTTGATCCACGAATTCATATAAATCTTTGATGTGTTTGGTAACACATCATCATTAGTATAACCTATCAATAGATCCCATTCAGACAAGTATGCACTGGCAGGATTTTTTTTAGCACTGAAAATGTAACTTCTAATTTTTTCAGTTACTAATTGTTGGAATTTTGCTATAATAGAATCTTTATTAGGTAATCTTACAACAGCATTATATCTTACAGTACCAGTCAATCCAGTTTCAGTATTCCAATCCCATGTGGGTGTCCAATAGGTAAATGGCCAGGTGAAAGTGATGTTGTATGTAAGATATCCACCTGCTGGTATTGTGATAGGAAATCCCGATGGTCTACTCATTACCCATTTACCATTAGAATCTTGACTATGAACAATCTTATCCGAAACAGTAGGTGTAGCATTAACTATATTAGTGTTATCTAAAGTGTTTAGTGTAGGAGCAATAGAAGTTACTGTTCCAGAAGCAGTACCAGAATTCGTGGTCTTAAAAGATAAAGTTTTTGATCCTGCCGGAATTGCTATGAATCCATTAAACAATCCTTTTTGGGTTTTACCAGAAGCATCTTTATAGTTCCAGTTTGCATGATCCATATTACCAGAAACATCACGAGTGCTATTTACATAATCACCCTGATACCAATGCTCCCATCCAGTAGTTCCATCCATAGAAACTGGTGAGAATTGATTTCCATCGCCAGTAGCAATAGTTTTGAAATTTGCTTTTCCTTCTACTGGAGTTACTGATGCCGGTAATACTTGATTCCATTCAAATGGTCCTGCTGAAGTTATTCTAAGAATAGCAGTAGTAGGATTTGCTTTGGTTTTATTAAATCTATATTTTAATGGATTTGACGATGATACATCTTGAGATATCGTAGCAAAAGTAGCACCAACAAAATTCCGTGTAGTTCTAAACTTTTCATCAATTGGTAGATTCTTAGTTGATACGAAGCAAGGTTTATCTAAAGAACCACCTGTACCTGCAACTGGTACTTTATTTCCATCCCAGAACAATTGAGCAGAAATACTTTTTCTAGTCATATCGGTAGTAATATCAAATCCACATTCACCAGTAGCTGTAGTAAAATCTAAGATGTAGTCATAAACATCTAATTCACCTAATTCACCTAATCTACTTACTTGTCTATAACCTGAAGTAGCAACTGCTTGTACAGATGATATTGTAGTAAAATCATAAGTCGTCGTTCCTACCCAGAATACCGGAGAGCCTGCAGTATCTTTTATAGCAGTACTAGGAATGTCCAAATAGTAATTAGTAGATTTTGATAATAGATTAGTAAATGCAATAGTAATAGTATCATTAACAATAGTAACATTTGTAGAAGTTGCTGTGTTTATAGTTTCTACAGTTCCTGCTGTTGTTCTTAATACAAGATTACCAGTACCTTTTGCAATTGCTCTATTGAATTGAATCGATACTTTAGATGATACATCAATGTCCAAAGAACCGTCTGATGGAAAATATGCAACTGGTACTAATGCTGATGTTGCAGCAGGTTGACTTGTGGTAAATGAATAATCAGAAACTGCAGCAAAAGAATTTCCAGTTCCATCTTGAACACAAGCATAAGGCAAATCTATAATGTAAGAAGTACTGTGGTTGAGATCAGCAGTAGGATTAATCGTCATTACTGCACCTGAAATAGTTACTAATGAACTACCAGGCATAGCAAATGTTTCGATGACCGTACCATTCGATTTCTTTAACGTAATACTGCCTGTATATTTTGTAACATTCTCACTGAAAGTTATAATGATATTGTTACCAACGGCAACACCAGTAGCTCCTTTAGATGGACTATAAGAAACAATTGTAGGAGCAGTCGTATCGGTAAGAATAGTTACTGGAGCAACTGCTGATTTTGCAGTCGGATATGCTACAGTTTTTGATGTTTCAGTTGATGCTGATTTCAATAATGGATTAATTGTTACCTGATTAATTCTAGTAGATAAGGTTTGCGCCTGTTTGGTTTGAGCCATACCACTAGCATAGTACATAAATTCAGCAGATGTTGAAATCTCTGCGGCATTATTGTTTACACTATCGCATAAAAGGAATGCTCTTGAACCAGTATTAAAATGGATATCTGAATTGTTTGGAATCATAAATGTTCCAGCAATATAACCATTCTCATCAGTAGTCAATGTATCCGATTTAGCAATACTAGCAACTGTATAGGTAACACTATCCCAAGTAAAGGTATCAGCAGCAGCCAAATAACCGTTTGCTGCTCCACTATCAATTGGTGATTGAGTAATGTAAATAGTTTTGCCTTTGGCAAATAATACATCGCAATTGCTATTCGTTCTAGCAAAAGACTTTGTTCTATTAGTATGAACAACTTTATTCAGCACTACTCTGTATGCAGGAGCAATATAAGCATCCACATTGATATTATCAAAGAATGCATGTAATTCAGTCAATGGTTTTAAATGATAAGCACTGAAGTATACATTCTTAGATCTGATATTGGATATCAACGAAGTATCAATAACCTTCTCACCAAGATTGGTCTCAAAGGTAGATTGAGTAGATGAGAATTGTAATCCTACTTTAGATTGGGTTGTAGTAGTAGTTGTAGTGGCACTGATGTCCACACTCACTTTAGGAGGAACTTGAGCAGCTTGAAGTGCAGCAGCTGCCAAATCTCTTGCTACAGTATCGACTGGATTTACTGGAGTGGTAGCAACCTGAGTTGTGGTACTACTAGGGTTTGTTGCACTTTCTAAAATTAATTTTGCCACTGTTTATTCCTTATGTTAAACTTTATAATATTTATTTAACGACAGATACTTGTGATTGAACATCTACTTTAGTATTCAATGATATTGCAGTAATACCAACACCAGTGGTTTGCCAGTCAGACCAAACCTGACCATTACCGCCAGTAATGTGGTCAAATTCACCATTCAAGTTAACTACTGAAGTTGCTGCAGATGTAGTATCAACCCAGATATCTGTTGGAGGATCCATATCCATTACACCATTCCAATTGAATGAATTGAATGGTTGGACTGACTCGTATTCAGATGCTTCTGCTTGAGTAATAACTGGAACTTCAGAATATTCAAGTACTGCATGGTTATTCGAAATCAGTACTGAAGAATTTCCAGACTCATCTACCACATAATCAAATGTGTCTTTAACGTAAGCCGGTCTTAATACTCTTTGAACGAAATCAATGGCACAATTATAATAAGGACTGAATACATCACCAACACTATGACCAGCAAATGGATCAACCAAAATACCATTTTTAAATTTATCAATACCAGGAACATCTGAAGGAATTGCTTCGTCTGTTGCTTGTTTTTCTAATAATGATAATGTAGCATAATATTCAAGTCTATTTACACGCTTATCAATCTTTGCTATGTCCTTCATGGTATAGCGTTTATTATCAACGTATTCAGCAACAATATCTTTATAGTCAAATGTGTATGCTGGAATTGTTAAAGTGTATAACGTCATAGCATCACCAGCATCTGGTACTAATGGATACTTAGAAGGAATGCCTTTTATTACAGCAAAGTCTCTTGATGAAGATAAGATTGCTACTCTATCGATACGAGGTAGATAATATTCATAGTCAGTTGATAAGTAGCTACCAAAGTTTGGTTTCTTATACGAATCGAATAGCAATGTAGTAGAACCATCTGTTCTTCTAGGTCTGAAGTCAAGAGTATCCGAAAGTCTTAATATGTCACCACTTTGAGTTCTATAAACTGGAATTGTTTCATATTCAAGTACTCCAGTATAAGAATCAACTGTAAGCGGTCCTGTTCCGGTATGACTAAAATAATCAAATGTTATGGTCAAAGATGTTATTCTAGGATTGCTAGATTTTGGAGTAACTCTATCATTTACTAATTTGATATAAGCATGGTCATAATAAGCATCTTTCTGACCAGTATAGAATTCATATTTTGAAGTATGGTCTATTGACATATCATCGATAACACTTACCAATCTATAACCATCGGCCTTCAATAATGAAATTGTAGATGCAGTTAATGATTCTCCAGTTACAGTTAAAGTAGCATTGGTATTCTTAACTTTGTTTCTGTTATTAGCTACAGATTCGCCAATAATAGTAAATACATCCAGCGTCAAGTTATAATCCACTGGTAGTGTTACAGTTGCAGAAGTATTGCTAGCAATATTAACAGTACCTGATTCTAATTTGATTATAGTCCCAACTGTCGGCGCAGTACCTGTACCACTTCCAACTGTCTTAACAACAGCATACCACTGCGTAGCTACTGTAGTTGATGGTACGATTCCACTACCAATAAAGAACTGATTTCCACTTAGTGTAAATGAACCAACTGTACTGCCAGAAGATCTTGAAAAAGTCGTACTTAGAAATTCCTTATAGTATTGGTAAGAAATATCAGTAGTGCTAGTTAAGGGATTAACGTGAGTTTTTACTGGCTTATTCAATAACGGAAATAGTTGGGTATAATTCTGTGAATTGAATACAGTAACATCAGTAACAGTAGCACCAAGAATATCTAACTTGTCATAAGTTTCTGTACTGTAATCTGCTTTAAATGTCCAAGTATATGTACCAGAACCAGTTTTGATAATAAACGAACGAGCACCACTAATAGTTTTACCAGTATTCATCGCTATATTAGTAATGAATAATTTGTAAGCATTAGTAGTTCCAGAATTCAAACTATCAAATGTCGTACCAAATACAGTAGCAGTACCAATTTTAGTATTGTTATATGTGGCTGAACTTGTAGATACTGTTGTCGAACTATGGATATCCACAGTCAACATAGAATATGGGAATATTAATCCAGTAAGATTTTCTACTACAATATAAGGACCTTTATCTATAGTTACTTGACTATTATTAAGGAATGCAGTAGTTCTTGCTTTATCAATTGATAAGGAAGTTTGTGCTTCTTTTTTAACTTCAAATCCTTTTATGTAAGCAGTACCAGCATCTAATTTGAAAGTTGCTTTTGTAGTATCTGTAAGATCATCATAAACTTGACCAATGAATGGGATTACTGTATAATCTCCAGATTCATTATATGTTCTTTCAGCAATAAGATTTTCAAAATCAGATGTTTCTGGTTTATTTGGTGAAGATACTATGACACCATCTACAAGTTTATTTAATAGAAAATGTTTGCTATTGGTAGTCAATCCAGAACTTGATAGTGTTGTCTGAAGAATCAATTCCATTGAATGTCTATCAGCACCAGGAGCAGCATAGTTTGGTGAACCATAAGCGTTATCTAATAAAGATTCATCATCGTTAGAAGTTATGATATATTCATTAGCAACCAAATATATGTCAGATGAAACTTTTATATTGGATAATGAAACTACTATAATCTGATCTTCAGCTTTTGCAAATACTCCACTTACATAGTATATACTAGGGAGTAATCTATACAATAATGATTGACCATAAATTGTAGTTACTGTAGAAGATTCAACCGTCAATGAGTATGTAGAATATCCTTCAACCAATAGCGTCGAATTTTCTACAATAGCACCATTAGTTTTATCTACAGTAAAGATATAATCAATACCGTTTATGGTTTCCGTATGAACTACTTCTTTTCTAATGCTACCAATATAGACAATCTTGTCTTTAAAGAAACTTAAATCTGAAGTTCCTGTAAATGAATTGATGGGAATAGAATTAGCGGTTAGGAGAGAAGTATCACCACCGTGAACTTTGTATCCATCGGTAAAAGCCCAATTACCAAATCGTTCAATCTGGTTTTGGATAATAGTCTGAAGCTGAGTTAATTCTCTTGCTTGAACCGCATAACCAGGTTTGAACAAGATCTTATGAAAATGTTTGGTCTCATCGAAATCATCATAGTAGGGAGCGGCCGAGAAATTAAGCATCTGTATTCCTTATCTGTAACAGTAAATTATAATCGTATTTATTAAAATTTTAGGATAGTTTGCAATGTTACTGATTGGTCTATTGTTTGATAAAATGCTGATCTATTATCAATATACAACAAGTCACCGCTGTATTTGTCAACATTTGGTTCGTAGTTAATAAGAGAAATGTATACAGAAATATTACCATTAACTAAAGTTGAACCGATTAACAAAGTAGAATTGTCTCTTGGCTGTAATAATAAACTAGTAGAACTTTTTGCTATTATAATATATCTATTACCATCAACATCCGTAAGAATCATATCCTCGACAACTGTGCCATTAGATATAGTAGCATTTACTGAATAGCAAGCAATTCCATGTTTGTCATAAAACAATTGAGTAGAATCATTTTGAGTTGGATTCTTGATGATGCCAAATTGACGATAGTCATTATTCATAGTAAAACCAGTACTATTATCCTGTGCTATAGTAGAATAGAACATTAAAGTACTAGCAAATAATTCAGATAAAGCATTATTTCCGTGTCCGTATTTTGGTGAAATAATAGCTCTTGCTGTAGGAGGAGTTGAA